CATACCCAGCGCACCGGCGCCACTTAATAGAGTTTTCAAAATAAAACCTTCCGTTAAAGAGTTCCAACACTCAATAAAAAACCTAGTGAAATGATCCATTACTTACTCCTCATTTGACCTTACCTAACCCATATACGCTACGCGCTATATTGGCTTTTCTCATATTAATTTTATCTAGTTGTTCCCTCTTTTGTTCGCCGCTCATGCGTTTATTATTGATAATAGCCTTAGATGCTTTGTTTAAGTTCTTTAAGCTATCACTTGCATTTTTGAGTCGTGCAAATTCTTTAGCATCGTACCCTTCCGGCCGTTGCCCTGTTAGCTTGAACGCATTGTGCAGTTTTTCTTGTTCCTTGTAATCATCATATACACGTTGAACGCTATTAGATGATTGATAAGGTGCCGCGGTAAACCCTCTTAACCCCGGCGCTTCATACCATTTTTTAGCGGTATTATTTTCTTTCGCACCAGTAGCCGCATCAATAGCACTTAAACCCAACCCAGCAAGTCCGCCGCCGTACCCTCTTATTGTATTGTCTACAACATACGGCGAAACGTTGATTTTATCGCCTACGAATTTTGCTACTTCGCTTGTATTTGCTCCATATTGTAGGTGTGCCGGTAAATTTTCTTGAGATTGCGGAATAATATTACGTTGTCTGAATAAAGAGTAATTCGTCATAGCTTCAACAACCGGTATCATAGCCGTAGGCATAAAACTAGGTGCAAGGCTATCTATTACTCTATCACCGAACCCCTTAAAGCCTACGCTTTTACGGTTGTTTTTTGCATCGTCAAAATACTGCAACATACGTTCAAACGATGTACCGAATAAAACGCCAACTTCAAATGGCTTAGGAACACGATACATATTTTCTTTGCCCGGAATGATCCAGAATGTATCTTTTTCCCATTGCGGCAACTCTTGGTAACGCTCATCGTCTTTATTCATATACCATAACAAAACACTTGGTAACGTAATATATAACATTGTTTTAACCGTCATACCGCGCGGGTCTTCCTTAAAAGCACGCGCCATTTTGTCGGCGCCTTGAATTGTTGCATTAAAAAAGGCTATTACTTGATTTGCCTTTTTAGTATGCGAACCCCTACGGCTGAAATCTAATGTAATATCACGGCTTTCAAGTGCCGCTTTTCTTGCAGTTAAAGGCTTTCTATCTTTACCGAATAGGCGATTACCAACCCCAGTATAACCCTTTTGTGCATTATCGAATTCCGCCAATCGTGTTGCCATTTCTGTTGCTTCACTCATGGCGCGTAATACTTCAATAGGGTTTTTAATTAACTTAGTAACCTTACTTTCACGGCTCATAATATCGCGTAATTGGCCGCCTAAATAGTCGCGGTCTAGTGAAACCATTGCCGCGTGTGCTGCGCCAGATTTCATATATTCCCAGTATAAATCACCTTTTTTAAGGAATAGCGATAACCCTTTAAAAGTATCAAGAACAGGAATAAAACCATGTTTGGAATAAATAGATGCACCTATCATATCGCGTACAGGGTTTCGCAAGATAAATTCTGGTGATAATGTAGCACCAGCGCGTAACCAGTTGGCCGGATATGATAAGATTTTTGCAACCATATTGGATTGGTCTTTATCTAACATGCGCATTGTTTGAATAAGTTCCGGCGTTGTTTCATACGTTACTTTTTCGCCATTTTCCCAAACATTAAATGTATTATCAGTTTTCGCCTTATTGCCATGTACACGTTCCACAATTTGACCTACACCGTTTTTATCGGCAAGTTTTGCGAATGTACGGCCAACGTGATTGCGTTCGATTGCATTATAGAATTGGAAGGTATTTTTTATAATGCTTTCCAACGGATCAATGATATCACGCGTACTACCTTTAAAACGTTTTACCGGACTAGATACATCAATAAACCCCTTGCCACCAGATAAGAACGACTGCATGCCAGCATCTGACATATCACGGAAGAATGGAATGTAATGCGGGTACATTTTGCGCATTGTATGATATGCTTTCGCCGTCAGCATGCCTTCTTTAACTAACATTTGCAACATGTAATCTTGATATTTATATATTGCAACTGCTGCCTTTTGAAAACGTTCATTTCCGGCGTGCTTACCTAATACGGCAGCATCTTCGGTATAATCAAACGTCGCTTTTTGTTTGTTCTTATGTAGGTCTAAATCATGCAAGGCTACAAGGTATGCGGAGAATTCCTTATGTTCTTTTTCTCCTACGCCCTTCAAAATTTCTTTGAGTGATTTTATACCGTGTTCCGGTGCGCCGTGTTCAATAAGCGTTTCTGCTTTACCTACCCAGCCACGCGCTAACCACGCTTGCATATATGGATTATCATCAAAGGCAATCTTTTCGCCTGTTTGGCGTTCGACTTCCTCAACTAAATCCTTCAACGGGTTCAATTCATCAATAGCTTTAGTGTATACATCATTTAACGCTTTTTTGATTACGTCTTTAGCTTCGCCACGTTTAACCGCATCAACGGCTTGGCTTACCTTACCTTTACTTTCAAACGAAATACTACCCTTTACACGTTCTGCCCCGCCTTGACGGTGCCACTCGTGAACCAGTCTAGATAATTTATTTGTAATACCGTTTAATTCCGGTTCTTTTGCAATCTTTTCGGTAAAGTGTTTGTAAAATTCCGGAAATTCGCGTTTAGCTTTCGCGCGATCACTTACGTAATCATGAAAGAATTCCGCATATCCTTCACCGCGTATACCTTCCATGCCTAACTTATCATAGGCTTTTCCGAAACGGTCTTGAATAACCCTATTGAATTCGTTATTAAAGCGTGGTTCATTACTGAATTTAAAATAGTTATCTACATAATGCCCTAATTCGTGCATGATTACGCGTAAATCGCCATAATTACCGCTACGAATTACATCGGTTTTTGTGTTGTACCAGCCGCCAACGCCTTCTTTACCCAATCGGCCACTTTTAACACGTTGATTAAATAAGTGATTAACCGCATCTAATATTTCTTTACGTGTAACGCTTCGCCCTAAACGCCCTACTTCGTCAACGCCCGTATGCGGTGTATCCTTACCCCTTACGCTATATTGTAGCGGTTCCATAGGTCTAACGCCTTTACTTTCCAGATAACGATTTGCCATTGCTTCGTTGCCGTCAAAGGCTTTCACAAAGGCATCGTGTACTTGTTCATGCGTTGCGTGTTCAAGTAATTGGCTAGGTTGCTGCGCGTATTTGCTCACGCCACCTTCTGCCGGTTCTGCTTTTAGCGTTTTAAGTTCTTGCGTATCTGCAATAAGTTCGGCAGCACGTTCCGTACGAATATGTTCCATGTGTTCGTGGCTCAATGTTTCAACTGGTACATTAAGTTTTTCTGACAATTTGACTTTTACCGCATCGAGTTCGGCTTTCGGAATATCCGGTTTTGTTGCACGGTTCAAGTCTTGCAAAATTTCTGTATTAGAATGTACTTTGTTTTCTAATTCAGTAAATCGTGTTTCAGATGCATCATGTTTCACAACGTCTTTTAATTCATTAACGATCGTTTCACGTGCTTTTGGCGGTAGTTCATCAATCGCATTTTTCAAACTTACGTTAGGCGCATCTTCTTCGTATCGAAATTGACTATTTACATCGTTTTCAACCGCTTTTTCTTGAATTCTAGGTTTTTCACCCTCTACAAAGTCAGTGTTTATGTGGTCTTTCGGCTGAAATTCGTTTATTTCGCCTGTACGGGCCATTTCGCCTTCGCCTTGATAGTTTATACCTAATTCTTCGTTTTTAACTGATTTTTTTTCGGTATTTTCAATCAAACTATTTAAATCGGCATTCGGTTCTTCGGTTTTTGACATTTCCCGTTCTATGAATTCATCTTTAAACGGTGCTTCATAATTTCTATAGTTAGGGTTTAGCGTTTCATCTTTGAAGGATACATCACGTGGCCCGTTTTCATATTTACCGTAATTGCCTTTAAATGTATTTTCTGCAATTTCTGCACGCACTTCATCATGTGCTACGGCTGGGTCTGGTCTTTCGTATTTCTCACGAATGATACGCGCCATTTCTGCCGGTGTTGCATCTGGGCGTGCGCGCATTGCTTCAAGTGCAGCACTTTCGGTATTGTGTAATTCCCATACGCTGAAATCAACTTGCGTTCTCCAATCCCATGGATCTAATCCCTTACGCTCCGCAAATTTCAATAAGCCATTTTCGCCGTTCAATCTATCCCCAGTAAATTGAACCAAACCACGGGAACCGTAGCCGTCGCCGCTTGTTACTGTTGTACTAAAACTACTTTCTGCGCCAATATTACCAGTCATGCCCGCCGCTTCAACGTCACTCAAACCGTTCTGGCGGTATCGGTTATATATATCTGCTTGGATATTACCCGTTTCACCTTCCATAGGTTGACCGTTCAAACCGCCTTCGGAATATTCGCGCGGTTCTACTGCGTTAATCGGTTCTTCTGGTACTGGTATATCTTCAAAGGCGTTATATAATACGCCCTCTTGCATGTTCGGTTCTTCCCGTTTAAAGCGTTCCCCGATATCCTCAAATGCATTAGATGCCTTTTCTTTGATATGTTCACTAACACGCCCCACGCGTTCACCGATTGCACCAGATATCTTTTTAGGTGTTGCACCATGTATCATGCCAGCCGGTAGAAATACGTCTTCCCATGCATTAAATGGATTATCAACGATATTTTGCGCGAATTCGCCCGGTGAGTCAATCGCACGGCCTATAGGGTTAGTAATCGGATCTAATAAAAACCCTTTTGCCGTAGTCAATGCCGGACTATCCGCAATGATATTCTCTGTATTACCCGCTGCGTAATCGCTAGAATTCTGCTCATACATATCTTGCGCATCGCCTATGATTGTAGGTGCCGCCAATACGCCAGCACCAGCACGTACAGGAGGCGGAACATATGGCGTAATTGCTAAATAACCCGCCGGACGTCCAACAACCGTATTGTATGCTGCCTGTGATTTTGCATCATAATCGGCGGTTTTATAATCTTCATTGAAACCGTCCTCACCTAATTCAGTTGCATCAATTTCACCCCTACGGTATGCATCTACCGAATTACTGATTGATGCTTGTCGTGCATCACGTGCAGCGCCTACGGCATTAGTTGCATCATTCCACCAATTAACAACGGTACCCTTCATATTTCCGGCCGTTGTACTTACTTGATTAGCTACGCCAGATGCTGCATCGCTTACGCCATTAGCTACCCATTCGGCATTATTTTTAACACCGTCCCAAAAAGTAGGCTTGGGCGCGTTGCCTACTTCATAACCGTATTCGGTTGTAATATCTTCAAAGGCGTTGTTATTATTTCCAACTGCCTTGCCGTATTGGCCTGTAATATCATCAAACGCACCCATTTCCTACCCCTTTATATTTAATAAGACTTTAACCACGATTTATACTGGCCGTATCCGGCCGCATCAAGTTCCGCTGCTATCTGTTCATCGCTCCAGCCTTGCGCTGAAAGTTCGTTCATTCGCTTGGAAACTGCTGCTTGTTCTTCGCTTGAATACGTAGGTTGCCGTTTAACTGTTGGCGCTCCAGCACCACCACCGCCAGCAGTAGGCGCACCACTTAACGCACTTTGTAACTGCCCGTAATAAGGACTTTCTGTTTCTGCTTTATCCGGGTTAGATTTAACCCATGCAGTATGCTGCGCGGATAACGTACGTAATACTTGTGCATTATATCCGCTAGTGCCAGATTGTGCCGGCGTTGCAGGTTTAACATGAGTACCTACATATTTCATGCTGCCGTCTGTGCCAACAATATAGGTTTTACCGTCCGGCATAACTTTAATGTTTTTAGCGCCGTAATTACCGATGCTTTTCATTTGGCCGTCCGGAGTCATTACGATAACTTGGCCGTTCGCAAATTGTTTTGTTTCAACCTTGCCATAACCGCCCATATCTTGAATAGTACCGTCGCCCATGTTGTAACGTACAATGTGGCCGTTTTGTGCGGAACTAAATTTATAATCTGGCTTATCAAGTGCCGCAATAGAATTCAAGTTATTCATATCAATAGTGCCAGCGCCTACTTTACCAGCTAGATAATTGTATCTTGCAACGGCTGGCGCCAAACCTTTAACCCGTTTTGTGTTGTAGGTATCTACAACTGGATTGCCGTCTTTATCTTGTGTAAATACAAGGCTATTCATGATTTGTTGGCGCATAGGTTCAAGCACTTTATCTTGATATTCGTTGACTTGTTGCGCGTACATTGTACTAACGTCATTCTGGTATTGATCGCTTGCAAGGCTTTGTGCGGTCTTGAAATCAAAACCCGCTTTAACTAGGGCCAACGTATTGGCTCCTAGTCTTTTGCGTGCTTCACTTGTTACGGTTGCTTTATCTGGTATAGAGTATTGGCCCGGCGCTTTATCCGCATCAGTATTACCATTTTCTACCGATTTGGGCGCCCCATGAAAAGGTGCGTTTTGCCGTTGTTGCATCATTTCTTGATATGATTGCGGTACCCCTGTATTAATACCAGTATTGTTTAAGTTTTGGAAATTCCATAACCCCGTATTTTGCGGTTGAGTTGGTGCCGCCTGTGGTTGCGCCTGTAATTGTTGTTGTAACGTAGGACTTGGCGCATTAGCATAACCAGTAAAGCGTGCATCATCAATCGGTGTTGGTGCGTTTGTATTCGCTTGCATTGGTTGTGCTGGTGCTGCCGGATTTTGTCCACCCCATAAACCAACATTATTTTTTTGCATCAAGTTATTGGCAATAGGGTTATTAGAATTAGCTAGTAACTGATTAATTTGCCCCGCGCTATTAGGTTGTGGCATACCCATTCCCGCCATGCGGTTATTATTATCGACGATTTGTGGCGTGTTCGGGTCTTGTTCCCCGCCACCACCGCCACCGCCTAGCATAGACTGGTAACCTTTAGCCATTTTGTTGTTTTGCAAGGCGCCTAAGCGATGCGAAAAGTATTGCCCCGCTAATTCGCCTAACGCCGCCCACGGTTCAAAGTCTTTAACATAGATTACGCCCATAGCGTTACTCCTCTACTTTCTCAACTTCTTCGGTTGCTTCTTCTGCTACTTTATCCGCTTTCTTAGATTTTTTTGTCGTTTTCTTTTCTGGCTTTTCTTCCGGCGTTTCTTCTAGTGCTTCCGCCGGTGCTTCGGCAATAAGTTTCAATTCTTCTTCGCTGATACCTTCCGCCATAATACCGTTAGCATAGAATAAATTATCGCCAGTACATTGCAATTCGTATACTTGCTCAGTATTGCCAGTTGCTTCGCTGAATGTAACAGGTTCATAAGCGTTAACCGTCATAATAACATCGCCAACTACCAACTCACTAACTAATTTCAAGCCTTCCGGAGTTAATACCTTTTCCGTGCCTGTGGTTGTTACGCCAAAAGATACAGTTTCAAGGCGATGTGTTTCTTTTTCGCCCATATCATGCAATGCAATTACATCATTAACCGCACCTAACGTGATAACAGTATCACCATTTACAAACGTTTCAATAACCTTGCCACCTTCTGGCGTTGCAATTTCAGTACCCGCTACAAAACAAAAACCTTTCATAAGTCCTCCAAAGAAACCGCCGGAACCTTGCTTAACCATTGTTTGTGCCGGTTGTGCAAGTCCATAGCGTAATGACATAAATCTGTTAAGTAAATCTTCTTGATCCGCATTATTCAACTGGCTTATAGAGTAGTAATCCTTGGCCGGCTGAATTGCCGCTTCTTGCGTAGTTGCACCCGTATTAATAGGGTTTTGTGCTAACCCTTCGCGTTGGCCTACTAACCCCGCTGCGGTGCCGGCGTTATTCATCTGATTCGCATAACCTTGGTTCATTAGATTTGCTTGATTAATGATGCCGTTTTGTTGGTTGTTATAAGTGTTACCCCATAACCCCATTTTTGCACCGATGCCGCTTAAATTGTTATTAAGCGCTTGCGTGTTAAGTGCTGCCGCTTGGCCTAAATCGTTTGAATATTGTGCCGCAAGTGTATTAGATGCGTTCTTGCTAACATCATTCAATGTACTATCTGTGATAGATGAATTCACAATACCGCGACTTGCTAGGCCAGAAACCACGTTTCCTACTGTTGCTTGTAAATCATTGTTGAGTGCTTGACGTCTAGCATCTGCATAGCCTGTAGGTAGTTGGCCGTTTGTAATGCTATCCATTGCACTTTGATTTTTAAGCAATGCACCGTTATATTCGTTAGCCAGTTGGCTTGCGCCATTGTTCATAGTATCAACGCTTGCCGCTAATTGATTGGCGTATCTAGTGTTATCCGTCAAATTCTTGGCGCCGGCAGTTGTTACCATATTCTGTAACGCCCCGATTGCATTTTGATTGCCACGGTTAGCGCCTAAATACGCATTATACATACTGCCGTATTCTGGCGTTATCACGTTATTCAAGGCCGCATCGCCCATACCTTGCAAGGTGTTGGCGCTTTGATTGGTGTTATCAATCCAATTCATTTGGCCTTGTAATAGTTGCTTTTCGTCAGCCGTTGCCGTAGGTAGTTTAGCATCAATACTTTGTACCTTCGACTTTTTACCGCCGCCAAATAATTGCAAGTCAAACTTAAACATGCTTTTCCTTTCTACAAAGTAGCTTCCAAATGCTCACGCTTTGTTTTTAATACTTTGTAATCAAACCCATTATATGTATAGTCCATAGTTGGAACGCGTTCCATGTTCCACTTTTTAATGAAACCGCGCACGCTTCGATGTGTTGCCGTTACAATTACATCAAGATCATTCATCTTCATTACTTCAACAATATATTTACCTATTACTTTCATATCGCCGTATGTCTGCCATATAGTAAAGTACCGCTGGCCGTCATGTTCGTTGATAGTCCAGAATAAGAACCCCGCATTAGGGAACCATTTGAAATAGTAATTGTATTTGTCTTTGTAATTGTTGTTTTCATCGAAATAAAAACCCTCAAGGCTTATTCGTTCACCCGTGCGCCGTTCATAGTCTTTTATCATATGTTCTAAGCTATCAAGCTGCATTATTATTCCCCTATTCGTTCGATTGTAAAGCTAATATCGCCGTATAACCTATTTTGATATCCTTTGTATATATCCGGTATCGTAACCCATATTCTATGAATATTTACTTCTTGGTTGTATTCTATTTTCATACGTACTTCTTGGCTTGTATTTACAACAAAAGTTTCACTGCTAGTTCCTGTTTTTAACACATCATTACTATCTTTGTAACTATATTTATAAGTAATTCTGTATCGCCCTTTCGGCAAGAATACAGTTTCTTTATAAAGTCCGTTACCGTCACCGCTTCTAAACCACGGGTACGCCCAAAATTCAACCGGTTCATATTGAATGGAATACGTTCGTCCGTCTTTCTCAACCTTTAACGGTGTTGGTGTATCGCCATATCGTGCATAGTAGTCTTTACCATTGAATGGTACGGTAATAAACTTTCCACGCGTTACGCTTTTTTCTTCGTGCAGTCCGAACCGGAATGTTTGACCGCCTTTTTCAAGTACTAGGTTAGGCATACTATTCCACCTTCAACTTAGCGCCATTCGGGAATGTTAGCGTATTGTTATTTTCAAACGTTGCTATTCGTTGCCATTCTGTAGCCATATTTACATTGTTATCAAACCGAATAAACGCCGCCTTAGTGTTAGCAAAATAAAGTTGAGAACCTAATATGCGGTTACCGCCTGAATTCCATGAGAACATAGCGCCCGTTCCCCAATGTTTAGAACCCCATATTGTGTACTGGTTACATGCCCCAAAGGTAAAGCCACTATAGCCAATACTATTTTTAGCGTAATAGTCTAAATCAATCGCATTACCAGTAAGGCCCGGAACCTTTAACGTACCCGTCATGGTATCGCCGGACTTATTGACGTTTTGCGTTGCGATATTTGCCGTTCCCGCATGTATTGCATTGTCTGCGTTTAATGCCCGTGTTGATAACGCTACTGTATCGGTTTTTCTGTAGTAAACACTACTTAAACCATTTACCGTATCAGATAGCGCTTTTAATGTACGGCTCGGGTTGTTGGTAAAACTAGCATCACCAGCAATCTTTTTAATAGCTTCCGCCATTTTATTTAGAATGTCAGTAATCATATAGTCTTTACCGTCTACCGTGCGCGTACCTATTACGGCATCGGTTGCCGTGTTTAAGTACGGATCATAATATTTAATCGACTTAACCCGCGTTGCATCTGTTACTACAATAGCCACCACTACACGTAAAATGCTTTTCCAGTATGTGCCTGTGTACACATTCATTTTTTCGTTTGTGGTGTTGTAGTACATTTTATCTGTTGCCGCTGCTGGTGCATTTGGCTGGCGTAGTGGTTCAAGTGTTGTACTGCCATAGGTTAAGCCGCCAGATGCGGAACGTTCAATATATAAATACGATGTACTATTAGCCGGTAGGCTCCATGCACTTTGCTTACGGTTAATTGTTTGGATATAGTCAACGGCGCCGTAATCATTGAAACCGTCCGCGAATGATACAAGAACAGGCGTTTGACTGCCGTCAATCATTACGCTTAGGTTGTCGCCTGTTAAAAAGGAAAATTCGCCATTGCTTACTTTACCACTTAATACGCGATTACGTAGGCCACCACCACCGCCAGTACCACCGCCGCCGCCGGCTTTTAGTTCCATTTGTTGCGCAATATTTAACAGTTCATCGCGGTTTTTCTTGATACTTTCCGGAACTGTATCACCCTGTGGCGTAATATCCAAAGGGTATTTTTCTTTATATGCCATATTTAAACTTCCTCGTATGTGTAATCTAACTGGCGTAATGAAATAGCGCCCTTTTGAACATTGATTTTAAATTGTACATTACGGTTAGCACCGCCACCGATTTTATAAGCCTTCGTGTATTCATTGACATTCATCAACGCTTTATAATCATAGGTCTTAAAATTCGCATAGTAGGTTTTAATTGACTTACTAGCGAATTCAATCGGTTTAGGTTTTTTGTTTGAAATGCCAATAGTACCATAGCCAGAAATAAGGTTATGCGTTACAAAGTTATAGTTCATAATTAATATGAATTGTCTTGTTGCCAACCTATTGCCGCTTACTATTGACGTCTGAATTTGTACGTTATCATCGGTATCTATGGTTTCATCAAGAATACCAATTTTATTGCCGTATGCTATGTATACTTCTTTATCTACATTCACCGCATCATTGATGTTGTACGTGAATTTTCTTGATGTGAAAACTCCGCGCCCGTCCTCATAACGTGGCAAGTAGTGATATATAAAGACTGTATCACCGTTATATGGTTTTATCCAAATTTGTTTACGGCTGGATATATGCCATACTTCACAGTCTTTCGTAATGTACTTCAATAAATAAGAGTTGATATTTAAGCCAGTTTCAAACGGTTGTATTTCTGCATAGGTATTAGTAGGCATGAATGACATGAAACCTTGATTGCCTAAATAATAGCTGCGATCATCAATGCTTATCGTTGCACCGCTACAATAACCAGTAGAAGATAAAGGATACACGGTTAAATCTTTTGCATCTGGCGTGCCAACTACTTGATACACACGGCCATATTCTTTATAAACAATAATTGCACGTGATAAGAAATCTACGGCAATAATACTGCCTTGGTCTTTATAGCCAACGTCTACGTATTGCGCACTTGATGCATCGTTATTATTGTGAATCCATGCATTGTAGTCGCCCACTGCACTCCAATTTAACCGATGCGATTTAGTCGATGCAATGAGTACACGGCCGGAATGACTTGAAACAATATCACATACCGGACTTTCTAGCGTTGCCAACTTGCCGGAACCCGAAACAACTTGCAACTTATCACCGCTTGCTATTAAGATATCACCGCCAAATGCATGATACTTAGGCTTATTCGTACCATTCAACGTACCCAGTAATTTATTAGTACTGAAATCAGTTTCATATAAATTTCTGCCACTAGAAAAGTACCACTTATGACGGTACACATCATAATACAAAGTTTCGACTGGTTGCCCGAAATCGTACATAATACGAACACCCGGAACAGTACGTAGTGCATTATCCGTTCTATCGAATTCGCATTGTCTAGCTTGTGTTAATGCTTGTACGTCGATATTTTCCGGCGGGTTACTCCAATCAAGGCCCAATCTGAAACCATTTGTCATGGCTACTTGTTTTACGCCCATTATGGTATACCCCGTGCCACCTTAATTTGTTCAGTGATGTAGTCTATGAACTGCTTATCATAGGCAGCGTAATCAGTCATGAGCGATTTTTTCTTAACCATGAAAGATATAAGTTGCACTAAGTACTGATGAAAGAATTCAGAAAACGGTATAGTATCGTCCATTTCGTCTACGTGGTTTTTACGCACGCTATAGAATACCTCTTTAACCGTTTGACCGTCATAGGTTTCAAACGTGCCGTTAATGATGCGGATAGGATAACCGCTCTTAGGAACGAACCCCATAAAATCGGACGGAACCCCTTTTAGATTTGGTATATCCGTATTCTTAACTACTTCACGGTCTTTAATGCTGACTAGAATAGTAGTTAGCCAGTCAATAGCTGCGTTGATGTACTGGATATATTCTAACTGTTCATCTAGTATTTCGTTTGACTCTACATTAACTAGAGTAATCAGTTCTTTTACAACCATAATTCCAATACCCTTCTGCAATTACACTTTCATTATTTCCTAAACCGTTGTTGATTGATTGCAACGCACTAACCATATTGCCAGTAATACCGGTAATATCCATGTTCATTATGCGATATACAATGTAATCAACCAACAACGTTTCAAGTTCCGCTGGTAGTCCGCTTTCATCATCTAGCGTTTTATAACCAGCCGTTTTTATATAATCAACGGTTATTTTCTGCTCGTGATCTGCATCAAATACAACCGTTTGTAAATTCAATACATGATACCCTTGCACTTCCGCATCATCTGCTTTTACCTTCAATACTCCGATGCATTGGAACGGAAGCACGATGCGCCCTGTTCCTCTATCTTCATATGTGGCAGTTGCAAGGCTAGGGCAATATTGGCCAATTAAAGCGTTCAATAGGTGATTGCCTTCGTTGTAATACTCCAATAACTGGTATGGTGTATACGTTTCTTGCGGTGTATCGCCTATCTGCATGAACGCCCTATTTACTATTTGTTTTACGTTCATATTCCCCCCCATACAAGAATAAAGGCGGGTATTACCCCGCCCATATCTATAAATTAGCGTTCTACTGCGCCACCAGTCATAACATTAATTACGCCGTAATCTTTACCGTTGAAATTGGTTTTTTCAACCGCACCATAGAACGCAATACCATTGCCAGCGATGTTGCCGTAATCGTCTGTTTGTTCGATATGTTTCGCCGGTCTAGATACTGCGAAACATGCAGCCTGTTTACCTAACAATAAGTTTTGGCATACGTTAGCACTAGAAGCACCGATATTACCAGTTTGTACGCGTTCATATTCATAAAGAATAACGCCGTCATATTCACCCAACGCACCTGTGAAGATAGGGTTTTTAGAACCGCGAATATTTGCGTTTTGTTGCGCTGCCAACCATTTTGGATCATCTTTTAAATCACGTGCCGCCCATGGGTGAACGAGCATAATATACTTATCCATGCCGTCAACCTTAATCGGTTGTACTTTCGGTGCATGCATCATTGCTTTTCGTTTAGCGCGAGAAATAATAGTTGTTGTTAATTTATCATTTGCCGTAATGCTGGATTGCGTACCGGCTGCACTTGCATATAATACTTCACCGTTAGAAGGATTATAAGAAAGTCTAGAAATTAATCTATCATCTAACCAATCAGAAAGCCATTGTTTCAATGCAATTTTGATTTCTTTCAACATATCATATTGCGTTCTTTGGTCGTCAGCCTCATAACGAGAAACCGCATTACGTACTAATTTAGTGTTTACTGTGAAATCGTAAATGTTCAAAGTATCTTCGGCACCAGCTAATTTTTGACGGTTGCCTTCAACACCAGAACCGGTTAAATTCATCATCAAACCGAATACAACGCTATCACCTTTTACATTTTCTAAATCTTTGTTTTTATGTACTACGTTGGAACCGTCCGTTGCGGTAAATTTATCAAAATAAGAATCTTTTACGCCTTCGTGCCATACTTTTTTAGCCCATACTTTAGGCACTAAATTCGCTGGAATGTTTACTTGATTTCTTTGATCTGCCATTGTTTACCTCTTATAATTCGTCAAAATATTTGCGTACATCGTCCGGCAATGCATCAAGGTTGCCCGTGCTATACGCTTTCAAAATATCTTCTTCCGTTAATTTATTAGGTGTAGGAACACCACCATTTAACGCGCCAGCTTTCGGGAGCGTCGCCGCAACTTGTAGCGGGTTGTTCGGTACTTCGGTATTTGTCGCCCGTTCATTTTGCAATTCTGTTACAAAGTTTCTTATGGTTTCAAAATCGGCTTCTGTACCTTCGCCAATATCAACACGATAAAAAGCATCATTAATCGGTTGTGCATCGCGCATCGTCATTCCGTTAAGCTTTTCTAACCCACGTTGATATAATTCCCCAAAGTTCGGCAATGATTTAATTTCATTTACGAAATTGAGATTTGTTTGTCTTTGTTGATGTACCGCCATTTGCTGGTTAGTAATTGTATATTCCGCATTGGCTTCAAAACGAATGAAATCGTTATACTTCTGCACATCTTCAAACATAAGACTTTCTAAATCTTCCGCCGTAATATTGAAACGTTTCAACGCTTCACGGCGTACAAAGTCGCGAATATTTGATACTTCTTCATCTGGCAATGTAATTGGCCGTTGTTGTGCCTCGTATTGTCTAGCACGTTCTTCCGCTGCCTTACGTCTTGCGCGTTCCTGTGCAAGTGCCGCTTTTAAGTTGTGATCGTTCGCATGAGTTTCTTCCGTTTCTTCGTTAGTGTTCGGCGCTTCCGGTTCTACTTCCGCATCATTCGCATCACTTTCAACTGTATCAGTTGTAGAGGGTTCATCTGTTGCAGTTTCCTGTGTATCCGTTTCTTCGGTTGTTTCCAGTTCAACGCCCGCGTTTTCTAAATCTTCCGGAGTGAAACCAGCTTCTTCGATGTTTACTAATTCGTCTTTCATATCAAATACCCCTTATGCCTTTTAACGTCATTGCCGGACGAATATAAGAATATGGCAGTTTAACGCCGTTGCCGGGCGACAATGTATAAGCAAGCCTTTTAACGCCATTACTTAGGGCGAAATGTATAAAAACGCCCATTACGGAGCGTTTAATATTGTGTTGATAGTTTACATTACATAGTGCCTAAATCGTTCATAGGCGGTAAAATTGGCGGTGCATTTTGAATGTTTTGTTGTTTACCTTTCAAGGCTAACCGTTCCGCCATGATTTGTTGCGGTGAAATCTGAACGCCTAGCGTTTGCAAGTACATGCTCAATGCTTCCGCTGGCATATCATCAAGTGAACCGCTTACACGCAATTCTGGTAACGCTGGTTTTTCTGCTGCTTCTTGCATGCGTTTCTTAACTGTTTCTTTTTCTGGGAAGTCCATGAAATCAAGAATGATATCCATAGGAATGTCAACGCCGGACTTCTTAGCTTCCAATAATTGGTAAAGGTTAGCACGTCTTGCCGTTGCGCTTGCTTGGCTAGTGCTAATTACGATATCGAAATCAAAAGCGGATAGATCATATAGCACTTGTTTAATCGGATTACCTTCCGCATCAGTTTGTGGCTGCCCTAATGCATCGGTTAATATCTGTTCTTGCATAGGTTGATTTAAACCCGGTGCAATCTGTACAAATTCCTTTTGTCCGTCATCGCCCATAATGCGCATTGCTTTGGCTTCGTTGTAGAACTGCGGAATTAAACCCGGTGCGTTTTTCTCACCCCATAAAAGTTTTACAATTTGTCGTTCTGCTTCTTTTGATTGCTCAAAGATACCAGCCGTTTGAACGGTTGTTACAGATTGACGTAAATCAATAGCCTTGCCGCTCATGCTGCCTACGCTACCGCTTAAACTTTCCGGAGTGATGCCACTAATAGAATAGAAATCATTGCTTGATTGTTGCTCAAGGCTCATATTAATATTGCTATCCATTGCCGGAGTACCGTCCATGAACGTTACGCCCGGAGGTAGATAGATATTCGCGCCCGGTTTAGTACTGTTATTTTTGATATCGCGCTTAACTTGTTCCGTTAGTTGACCTTGCCAGAACTTAACGCCTAAAGATTGTTGATTAACAACGTGCATGCGTTGGCTTCGGTTTTTATTTAATTCACGTTGCGCGTCTTTAATATCACGCACTACGCCGGCTGGTTCTAGTTCATCATCGACTAATTCGCCTGTGTAATAGCAATACTCACGCACTAACGGGAATTTGCCGTGTTTATAAGGACTTTCGCCTTCTTCAAGTAGTACATCATCGGCGAATGTCGCATATCTAATCTTAGTATCTGGAATACTTGTAGGTTTCTTGCCTGTAGCCATTAATACAATAAATAACGGGTTAGCTTCATCAATTAACCCCTCTTTTGTCATGAATACGTTTCTTTTGCCGTATTCCTTATACCAGTACTGCACTACACGAATTTTATTGTAATTATTGTTGTACCATAATGCCTCACCGTCCACCGTTTCAACTATGCCGGCTTCTTGTTCGGTATCATCGTACTTATGTTTAAGCGCATCAATTTCATTAACCTTATCGGGGTACACTTGCTTTAGTTTCGCCGTGCTTTCCCAACTATAACGGCCAACATATTGCGCATCGCTTAAATCATCTTTCTTACATTCCGGATCTATGAAAGCATCAAACGGAGAAACACGTTCAATTTGAATTGTGCCGTCTAACTTCGTATAGTCAAATTCATAACTTACCCAGTAATTGGCTAAACCACAAATAATCTTATCGCGGAAACATTTGCCCTTATTACGTTGATAATTCGCACGGTCTAAACAGTATTTTGTGATACCTTTAGCAACGCGGCTTATTCTATCATCTTCTTCGGAACGTGGTAAGAAATCCGGTTCGGTTTCGTTCTGCGATGCATAACCGCATAACAGATTAATAACCGGTCTAATTCTATTAATTGTAATTGCTGGCCGTCCAGCTTCGCGCATCTTCTTCAAGTCGCCGTCTTGCCATTGCTTCCCTTGCATAAACGCAAAATCTTCGGCAGCAGCCTTGCGCCATTCTGACGTGGCGGCCAATGCACTTTTTACATTTTGTTTTGCTTCGTATATATCAAAAGTTTGTTCTATGTTCATTACTCCACCATTTCAGAACCATAAATCATATCGTACATTTGCTCTAATTGCCATTGCGGCATCGCCTTTGCGAATTCCGCTAGTTGTGCATCTGTATATTTCGCCGGAATAATAACGCCCTTTTCTTCACGTTCGCCGTATTCCGATTTAAGAACTTTAAAGGCGTAATCACGCAACGCCCTTTCACTCATACGCCCCATGCGCTTATATCTCCTTCGCTATCATCAACATATCTATAACCGTCATTAAATGGTTTTTCTGGTTTAACCGACTTAACCGGTCTTGCCATGCACATATAACGCACCGCATCATACGCATGATCTTCTTGCTTTGTATCCACATCTTCGACTTTGATTTTATCGTATGTTAAAGCTGGTAGCGTTCTAATCAAGTGTACGCAATTGCTAAATATCTTTAGCTTACCTTCTTTTAATCGTTGATGTACTTGCATAAGTCCGGCTAACCTATCGTTATCTGCCCTAGTCCAATACACGCCTTCCGTTGCAAATATTTCCGCAATCGTTGGCCCGTCATGTCCTGTTCGTTGCCATATAGCGGGGTCTGCTACACCTTGATAGTCTTTCAAGTGTTCTATCTTTTGTGCAACTTCCCGCGCTGTTTCCTGTGTACCAGTATCCGGCATGCCCGGCTTACAACCGTAATATTCACCAGTAATATAAAGTACATCGTCATAATCAACCGCATAAGAATATACTGCATATGGTTTCGTATATCCCCAGTCCATTGACCTATATCGTTGCCAATGATGCGGTATTTCAAACGGTTCTATTACATGCTTATCGGTGCGGAATTCTGTAAATACTTGACCTTCAAATATATTCCAATCGCCGTCTAAATACGCTTTACGTAGTTTTTCCGGCAACGTGTTAAGTGCATCTATATAACTTTGTGATAGATGCGGGTTATCGCTTGCCCTTGCTTGGATATATGCAATCTTATCGGCGAACGGTTGCATTTCCTTTGTAAAGTTTCTATCTATGAATAAATCCTTAACCCACATGTGGCCTTTTCCGCCCGGGTTAGTTGCTGCGATTAACTTAGTATCACTTATACCAGTCCAACGTAAACGCATACGCAAGAAATCGAACACGTCGCGACTATTCAAGGTCAATTCATCAATAGCAATGGCAGCGAATTCGCTAGAAAGATATTTACTAGGTTTATCCAGATTACGGAAACATATCACGCCGCCGCCTAATTCATCGTTCAATGTGAATTCATGGTTACTTTCTTTATAGCTTCCTAACCATTCCGGAAATTCCATTTTGATTTTGGATATTTGACGATCATCAAGACTTGGATAATCCTCACAAAACAACCCAACGCGTATGCCTTTAATTCCTGTTTTGATGAACCAATCAATTAAAAGCCATATCAAACCCCAGCGGAGTATATACGATTTACCACCACCAGCAGCGCCGCCATACAGTGTATATATGTTTTGCTTAACTGCCCGCAAGAATTCTTTTTGCTTAGGCGTTGGCCGTATCACATCACGAAACAGATTTGTTTTACTCATCTGGCTCACTCAGTTCATTATTATCAATAACCAACTTAACGGCGCTTTCGGTTGTAATTTCCTGTTGTATCTTATCGCGCCAATCTTTAGAACGTCGATTTTTAAGCCAGAAAATCATAGCCGTTGTATTTCCTTTAAGTGCTGCTTTATACAATGCATTTTCAACTTGTATGTCTGCTTCATCTTTCCCTATTTTTAGGGCGTTCGCTATTTTCGGTGATTTCTTGCGCCATTCCCAAAGGGTAGTTATGCCAATACTCATATTGCTGGCAATCTGTTCATTTGTTAAACCGTTACGCGCCCAGCCTTGTAACAGTAAAATCTTTTCTTCTGCTTCCCAGTCCTTATATGTAGTTTTCGCCATTGTTTCACCCCCTATCGTAGTATGTTGTTATCTTTGCTTTTCATTCTGCCATGTGATCGCGTACAAATTCCGGCGACTTGTTTAGATGCGTGCTTGCTAGTGCAATATGTTTGGCATAAGCCATCATAGTATATTTCGTTGGCTATGCATCTGCCGCCTTTATTGTTAAGACATTTTGATTTTGTACATATTATATTCACTAGCTTTTCACCACCTTCACAAAACTTTTTTTGAAAAATTTTTAATTTCCCTATTGACTACTTGCGAAAACGCAAGTATAATGAATCCATAAGATACGTCAGAAAACGCAAGTATTTAAAAAGGAGAAACACAAATGACTAAAAAACTTTATGACATTGAAAATTATTTCACATGCGACATTCTTAAACGCAATGTTACAGAAGAAGAAGTTTACAACTTCTTAAAATCTCAACCACCTTTAAAGGCTTTCATGGTAAACGATGAAGTTGTTTATACTTCCAGTAAACTTACAAGAAGTTCTATAGCTTTCTTATTTGAATAATCAATAAAGGAGTAACCACCATGAAATATCAAACCACCCACAAAATAATTGTAAAAACTCAAAAAGGCGATTGTATAGGCAATCCACTTACTAGAGTACACATCGCCGGTGTTCGCGGGTATTCCCGCATGCGTGATATTCGCATAGGCGATCGCATTCAAGGTTCCTATATTGTAACCGCCATAACACATATTCTTACAGATGCACAAAGCCACTAGAAATAGTGGCTTTTTTAATTGCTCAAAACCGAACACGCCACAATAGATATGACATAGAAACAATTCGGGTTATTTTGGTCTAAAACCTTATAAAAAAATGCAGCATGTTCAGTTTTCAATAATCAAATGTTCCTTTTATGCAAAAAATGAGATATATCGCCGTGGATATACCTCATATTCTGATAATTTTATTCATTTTGTTTGTATGTTCTATACAATACCGGCAATCTATGAAATCGTACAAGCAGTTATGTTATTAGGAAGTACATATTTAACAAGGATTGTATGGCATGTGTTCATTGTGTTTATTGAAAGGAGTTATGCCGGTACTGTATACAACACGCAAGGGGAACGGCCCAAAGTTCCCCATGTGTTGTATGCATCTAATAGGAGAATTAATGTCAATGGCTTTTAAGCATCATATGACAATATAATTATACTATATATGGCGTTTCCGCCGGTTTCCGATATAGTCCGATTTAGTCCGACTTATACCGATTTAGCAGTATACATACACGCGTAATATGTATGGTGTAAATAATACCCTACTTGTACAAGGCCAGCCGTTTTTAATTCTGCCGCTTGCGACTTTTCTAAGTCTGTAAAATACCGCGCATGCTTGGCGCTTTTGCCGTCGATGTATTCACGTAACAATAAAATATTGGTTTTGCCTTTGGTGCATATGTTGATGATATCCGCCGCGGTTTCCCGTTCATCAATCAATGCACCTATTTCTTTGTGTACCGAATCACGCTTGCTTTCTAGTCTTACAATTTGTTGTTCTAATCCGCCCGGTGTTCCGCCACCTGTTAGGCGTTCTTTGGAATAGTCCACGGCGCCTATTGTTGTAATATCACTTTGTAGGTGCTTTAGATCTTCTTTCAATGAGTTAATCTTCATTGTGATTAATTTAATCGGTTCTAAATACTCTTTTGCTAATTCCCTGTATTCTTTATCCGTCATATTTCCCCCGTATGGTTCATTATCGCATGTTCTTAACTGTTTCCCCTAACATGTTTAAATAGTCCTGTAAATTGGTTTTGATAGCATCATTTACTATTTGGATATTGTCAGTTGTAACACAGCTGGCAATTAGCATTTTATACATGGCATCTTTTGTAGGAACTAATACAATGATCATGCTACTAATTACAAACGCCACAAGCAGCATTGCGGCTTTTGATTTATTTGCGCGTATACCTTCCCTTGCCTGTTCGTCAACGATATATAAGGCACTAAGCGCGCATGTACCAAACGCCAACGTGATAAAAACAAAATTATTTACTACGTCTAAATTATGTAGTACTTCAATCAAATACAAATACATCGGGTTAATAATAGGCATTACACATTTCCCCTTTCGCCTACTAATATTATATCAAAGGGGCGTTTATTTCGCCCCTTATCCACTACATCGCAAATACTGATACCAGTTTAAATAATGCAACCACTAGCGAAAACACCAATGCAGCATCAAATAGAAATTTAATCATGATTATTTCCCCGTACTACCAATACCACCGGTACCGCGCGCCGTTTCAGTTAATTGTGTAACCTCTAACAACTTCAATGCGCCTACTGGTACAAGAACACCTTGAACCAATCTATCGCCCTTTTGAATTAAATATACATCATCGCTGGTATTATGCAAGATTGCTTTTATTTCGCCTCTATAATCTGCATCAATTACCCCGAATGAGTTCGGAATAATTAACGGCGTTTTGCTTAGGCTAGATCGTGGCGCTAACATTAACATATACCCCTTTGGAATTTCCACTGCTAACCCCAACGATACATATTGCGTTTGATGCGGTTCTATAACTACGCTTTCCGGTTGATAAAAGTCCATGCCGGCAGCATCTTCGCTACCAACTTTCGGCAATAATACACCGGGCAAGCATCGCTTAACTTTAATGATATCCGCATTGTATCGCTTATCACCAAATAGGAACCGTTTAATTTTGTTGATTATACCCATTTCAAATACCCCGCATTTCTTAATACCACTTTTACGCCGTAGGTTGTAACACATAGCCGGCGGCTAATTGCTTTAACGCTTAAACCGGCTTTTCTTAATGCAATGATTTTTTCTTTGTTCGCTTCCCGCCATTCTTCTTGGTTTCCGCTAGTCTTTAGGCCTATTTGTTGTAGTGCATCGTCAATTTCAATTTCTGTAAAGATCACTACACCCAACGCCAGCCAATTTTGACAATTAAACGGAACCCCGGAACCGCTTGCGTTACTCATTACTGTATTCATTGACGTATTCCCCTATTTCAATAATTGTTCTAGTACGGCGTTTCGCCTATCCATAATACGAATTTCTGCCCGCGGGTTATCTTTATCAATACCAGCAATGCAGCTTTCACCATAGGAACATATCCATTTATCATCGTCTATTACTTTGGCTTTTGCCAGTATGTCGCTGGTTGCCTGTAATAGTCCGATTAAGTCCGGCCAACTTCTTTTATTCGGAAGATAATATTTACACTCAACAACCACAATGCCAGATATATGCAGTTTCTTGCCAGCTAATTGCCATAAACAAGCATCTTCATAATTTCTATACGCTTCTGACGGAATATAACCCCGCTTATTACCGTTTTTTACTATTTGCCCGTGGTTCTTCTTGGTAATCGGGCGACCTTTGAATACAATATCAATCACGCTCATTTTCTACTAACCCCACTTTATGCGGTTCTACTGCTATAAATCTATCCAACTCACTATTACTCCAGCTTGTGGCCCCATAACAAAAATAATAAACCTTATCGCCTTCAAATTTAGCAAAATACCGTTTTACGGTTCCGTACATAGTTTTAATAATGATAGGCGTATCAACCGGAACCCTTTCCCATTCCACAAAACCCAGCAACGATGCAATAGAGTATTTATCGGTTTTAGGACTTAACCCCAGTACACGGCATGGAATACGCGGGGTATGATCGCGTACTTTAAAATTTCCGCCGTTTTCAATAAATGTAGGATTTACGAAATAGGCATACACCCCGAATATTTTAATATCGCGGTAACCTTCATCGTACATTTCTTGCAATAACCATTTTTGCTCATTCGTCATTTTCTAATTCCCCTTCTAGCATTAGTCTTTTTGCTTCTGTTTTAATTAGATATACATTCTTTTCTAAGTCATTACCGCGCCCGTAAAAAGTTTCTAGCGACACGGCAAACCTGCAAGAGCATTTATTTTTGTCTTTTCGCTTGTATATTAAGTTATAATGCACTTCTGGGATTATTGTACTTTCTTCTAATTCCGGTTTTATAATTTCATTGCCAATAACTAC